AGCAAAATCAACTGGTTCGTTTGGTCAACTAAAAGCTGGTAAAATTTCAGTATTAGATGAAAGTCGTTTTGATTCAGCGTATTTACCAGACTTACAATTTTATGAAGAAGCAATATACACTGCAACATTGACACCACAAGGTAGTGGTACTATTACGGTAGGAGGAGGGGGTTCACCAGAATTTAATAAACTTGGATTTACAAGAATAGGTAATAAGGTTCATGTACATGGTAATATAAATGTGTCTGCAGTATCAAGTCCTACTGGAACTAATATTGCTCTAAATTTACCATATCAAACTCGTGCTAATAGCAGTAGTGTTGTTGGTACAATGCGTCAAACAGGTATGGTGTTATTTTACGATACTTCAAATTGGTTTGATATGCCAATTTTTATAGATGAAAATGACTCTACTGTTTTATTATTAGTTGATGCTTACAGAACTTTAGGTGGAGATGCGCCTCCAAATGTAAACACAGTTGCAGCTAGTTGGCAGTTTAGAATAGATTTTCATTACTTTATAGGAAGATTTGACTAAAAAAATAAACAAAAAATCGTATTTCGTATACTTATATGATATATATTAATATTAACAATAAATTAAGGAGTTATTAAAATGGCTGAAGAAATTAAATTTAGCGAAGAGGAATTAAAGTCTCTTCAAGAATTAAGTCAAAGTTATCAAAACATTCAAGCTTCTTTTGGACAAATGAAAGTTCAGAAGATTCTTAATCAACAACAAGCTGATTCTTTAGAAGAAGCTGAAGTAAAAATGGATGCTGATTATAAGGATATTCAAGACAATGAACGTAAATTGGTTGAAGAGTTGAATAAAAAGTACGGTCCTGGTCAATTAGACCCACAAACTGGAGTATTTACACCGGCGCCTAAAGAAGAAGCTGCTGAAGAAGTAGAAGAATCTTAAAAAAATCCTTAATCGGTTGTATTTTGAAATATTTCGTTATATTTATATATAACAAATTTCATATTAATTTTTAAACCCTTTAAAGGAGAAAACACATGGCAGAGAGAATAGTCAGTCCAGGTGTATTTGCTAGAGAAAGAGATTTATCTTTTTTACCTCAAGGAGTATCTGAAATAGGTGCAGCTATAGTTGGTCCAACTAAAAAAGGCCCAGCTTTTGTACCTACGTTAATCAGAAACTTCGAGGAATTTGAACAGATTTTCGGTTCTTATGATAGCGATTATTACACACCCTTTACAGTTAAGAACTATTTAGATAGTGCAGGAACTGTAACAATAGTAAAAGTAGGATATCTTGGTGGATACAAAGTATCAGGATTTAATTTAGTAGTTAGTGGTGGAAACGCTACTGCTGCTGCAGCATCATTTCCTAACACGGTAGTTGCTCAATTTTTACCAGCTGAACCAAATAATAGTGGTGAAGGGTTGATTAGTGGTTCTTTGCATATTCCTAACGGTGGAGTGGGACAACCTTCAGCAAGTTCTTTTAATCTTACCTTAAATGGAGCTAATGCTACAGCAAGTCTAACTGCTCAAACACTTTTTGAAACAGCTAATAGTGCTGGAACCTTAAATGGGCCCGCAGGCTTTTTAGGTATTTCAGCACCTAAAGAAGCTAATGCACAAAAGATAGGTAGTACAGCTGCGTCAGCTTACATGTACAAGTTTTTTAGGACTGGTATTAGTTCTTCTATAGCTGCTGGGTATATTGATTCGAATAGTTCATTATCAATAGAAAATATTGCTGATAATGGTATAGATTATGAAACAGGAACAGAAATAATTGATACATCCGATGGTAATTACATTTTGACTACTGTTGGAAGTAAAGATGCTATGTCTGCAAGAACACCTTTTATACTAGACCAAGACGATAAAGAGTTGTTCAAAGTTTATACGAGAGGTGCTGGAACAGATACAAACAATCATTACATTGTAATTCGTGATGTAAAAAGACCACAAAATGGTAATAAAAGTGCAGATTTTTCTGAATTTACTTTAGTTTTGTATAATGCGGGTGGAAATGTAATAGAGAGTTTTGCTAATCTAAATATGGATCCTGATTCATCTAACTATATTGTTAAAGTAATCGGTGATGTGTTTCAGACTGTAAGTAATGATGGTGAAGTTACTACATATGGTGATTATCCTAATCTTTCAAAGTACATTAGAATTGGTGATTACAGAGAGGATGATTTAAGAAGTAAACCTAGTAGTCAGCCTATGGGATTTGCAAAACTAAGAAATCCTATTAAAGCTACTGCTAGTGTACCAACCGCTTCTTTCAATCGTGCTCAAGTAAACGCAAGGCAATTTGGTGCTGATACATATAAAGAAGAGATACCTTACGGATTCAAAATTGGTCCTTCATTCTTACCTGAAGAGGTAGCTGATAGTTTATCTTATCTATCACCTATTGAAAAAGGTAATGGTGTAGGTCTAAATAAAGTATTCAGACTAACTGATATGAAGGGATTTGGAGATACTACAAGTGAAGAGTTTGGAAAGTATACCAACTTTTCTATCTCTACAATACAACTGTCAATATCTTCATCACAACAACAATTGAAGTTTGCCGTACCAATGCAGTATGGTTTTGATGGTATTAACCCATCAGCTCCAATTAATACAGGAACATCTATTAGTTCTGCTAATGTAATGGGATTTGATTGTAGTACAAACACATCAAGTGGTTCTGTAGCTTACAAAAGAGCTATAAACACTGTTAGTAATCCTGACGAGTATGATATAAATATGTTGGCAACGCCTGGTATTATTCATAAACATCACAGTATTGTTACTAACCATGCTATAGATAAAATAGAAGCTCGTGCTGATGCTTTTTATGTGATGGATAGTAGTGATGCAGACGATAATGTTTCTACTGCCGTTAGTAATATTAGTAATTTAGATACAAACTATGTTGCTACTTACTATCCTTGGGTAGTAATGGATGATCCTTCTAAGAGTTCTGGTACTGTACTTGTACCACCATCAGTAGTAATACCTGGTGTGATTGCTTTTACAGACAGTGTGGCTCACGAATGGTTTGCTCCTGCTGGATTAAATAGAGGTGGTTTATCTAATGTTAGAAGAACAAAGAAGAAATTAACTCATACCGATAGAGACCAACTTTATGAAGGTAGAGTTAATCCTATCGCATCTTTTCCAGGTCAAGGCGTAGTTGTTTTCGGACAGAAGACATTACAAGCTAAACCATCTGCTCTTGATAGAATCAACGTAAGAAGACTATTAATCAGATTGAAGAAGTTTATCGCTTCCTCAAGTAGATTCTTAGTATTCGAACAGAATGATAGTTCTACAAGAAGTAGATTCTTAAATATAGTTAATCCGTTCTTAGAATCAGTTCAATCCAATAGTGGTTTGAGTGCATTCAAAGTTGTTATGGATGATTCCAACAATACTCCTGATGTCGTTGATAGAAATCAGTTGGTTGGACAGATATTCATACAACCTACAAGAACCGCAGAGTTCATCGTATTGGACTTTTCAGTTCTACCAACGGGTGCTGCATTTCCTGAGTAAATAGGGGTGTAAAATAATGAGAAAGGGGAACATTATAGTTCCCCTTTTTTGTTTTATTGATATTTATATATGATGAAAAGAAACTGAACTGTCAGAATGAGTAGTTCATCAATGTTTTGACAAAAAAAGTTTAGTAATAATTAATAACAAACTAATTTGAGCAGAACTTAAATTAAATTAGGAGAAATATAATGGGAACACGAAGTGGTTTAAATAAAGCAGCTAGAGAAACCCTTACAGGTTTGAAAAGTCTGTCTGATAAAATAGTAACGGAAGATGGTGGTAACACATTTCTTCAGCCACCTGTATGTAGTTATAGCAATGCAATAGAAGTAAGTGCAGCTACTTTAACTATTGCTTACGCAACTCATATGGGTAGGCCAGTAATTCAAAAACAAGCATGTGTATTCACTTTACCAGCAGTAGCTGATGTAAAAGGTGATATTTGGATTATCAATGGTGCTGCAGATGGTACTTTAATGACAATATCACCAAATGCAAGTGATAAATTTGTTTGGGATGTTGCTGGTGCCGCTGGAACTGATGATAAAGATATTATCAATACAGCCGTAACTGCTAAGAAAGGTGATTATGTAAAACTTAGATATGGTTCAGCTGCTGGATGGGCTATCAAAGAAATGGGTGGAACTTGGGTAGATGAAGGTTAATAACTAACACTTATTACATAACAATACTAAAGGGGAGTTTAACGCTCCCCTTTTCTATTACATCAAAAAACTATGAAAAAACTATGAAATAATAAGGTAATATTCTGTATCGATTTTTCAGTTTGTTTATATTTATATATGAAAGAATTAAACACTTATTAGGAGAACTGAAATGGCAGATATAATCGATCCTTCAGAAATTATGTTTACACCCTTTGAACCGAAAGTTAAAAATCGGTTTATTATGTACATAGAAGGAATCCCTGCATACCTTATTAAAGCAGCTAACAGACCACAAATTACGTTTGAAGAGATTGCTCTTGACCACATTAACACCAAAAGATATGTTAAAGGAAAAGGAACTTGGGATACTTTAGAAGTAACTCTTTACGATCCAATTGTACCATCAGGTGCACAGGCAGTTATGGAATGGGTTCGTTTACATAAAGAATCTGTTACAGGTAGAGATGGATACTCAGACTTCTACAAAAAAGATATTACATTTAATGTTTTAGGGCCGGTTGGTGATAAAGTAGAGGAATGGACACTAAAGGGAGCTATGATTCAAGTAGCTAACTTTGGAGACATGAACTTCGAAACCAACGAACCTAATGATATTACACTAACACTAAGATACGATTACGCTATCTTACAATTCTAAGAGGATAATATGAGTTTTTTAAGAGAAATGCTTTCTAGTGATGCTAAAATCTCTAGTAAAAGATTTGTCGGTTTTGCAGCATTCTTTAT